AGCATCAGCCCAAGCAGAGTGTCTGACCGCTTTATTAAGTTGTGCAAGCGGATGGGAATTGATGGGGTGCGCTTCCACGACCTCCGTCACTACTACGCTTCAATCGGTGCTGTGCTTCAAATCCCCGACACTTATCTGTCTTCCTTTGGTGGCTGGCGGTCTGATAGTCCAATCATGAAAACAATCTACCAGGGAACCATTGCAGAACAGACCGGCAAATATGCAGAAACGATGAACGCACATTTCTCCAAATTGATAAATAGTGTTCACGAAAGTGTACACGATACCGGGAATGCCCAGTAAAATCAAGGCTCTTGGCATGCGGCGGTTTGGTTCAAGTCCCATCTTCCGCATGAACAGAAAAAGCCCTATTTTCCAAAGGATGCGATAAATCCACGGAAAACAGGGCTTTTCTTTTTGCTTGTCTAGCCAACATTTTAGTCGCAAAACAAGGTTTTGTGTACACTAGTGTTCACGCCAGTGTACACGGAAATTACCCTCTCAGACGGATGATGTATCCCACCTTGTAGTTGGCCCAAGAGAGCGAACCAATCCATTTTACAAAGTGTGCGCCCTCTCCCTTCTCGGTACAGTAGGCGTGGCCCGAATCGAACGACAGGCCGTTTCCAAGATATCCGCATGTATGATTCAGGTCAACAAAGGTCAGAATGTCACCTGGACACAGCACCCCTTCCGCCTCAAGCTGCGCTGGCGTCTTGTTTCCTATTTTAATAAGGTCGGCATACTTCCTTAAATCAGCCTCTGCATGGCTGTTAAGCCAGCGGATACCGCCGCCCTTCTGCCCGTACCAGGAACAGGCCGATGCCGGTATGCCGGCTTCTTTTAAAGCGAAAGAGACGCCGCCCATGCAGTTCGTGTAATATTTATGGGCCTTGCGTGTCTTCCAAAATGTGGATTCAGAGATATACTTCCTATTATAATATCTCCAATCCTTCCCAGCCTTGATGTCGTCTACCAACCATTGATTAAGCCGGACAAACGCAGCGCACAGTTTCTGCCACCTGGTCAGCTTCGGCTTATAGATGGCTTTGTTGGGGTTCTCCAGGTCGTACACCCGATAGCCCCAGTTCTCATCTGCCTGGTTCTTAGCATTCTCCAACTTGTGGAACGCGCCGAGCTGGTACTGCTTCTCTGACCATCTTCTGCGGACCACGTATCTATCCTTTTCCGGCACCTTTATCACCTCTCTGTCATACTTTGCAAGGTTCTCCTGTTCAATGACCCGCATGACCTTCTCGATGTATGCCGGATCTGTCGCATAGCCGCCCCTGCTGATCACCGTGATCACGCTGCGCGGATCGGTGAGTCCCTGGACAGAGCGGTATTTATAACCGAGGTCGTTGCGAACGTGGAGCAGGAACATCTCATAATCGCGGATACATTCCGCATAATTTTTGTATTTTCGGAAAGTATCGACCTTATATACAAGTTTTCCGTTAATGTATTCGGACGTCTTCTTGGTGATCGTCTTCCCATCCCACACGGTGTACTGGCTCCATGTGTTATTGATCAGATCCGCCTTCATGCCCAGCAGGTTGTTAGCCTCTGTCAGTACCCTGGCATCAGCTCCGAGGCCGAATCCATTTTCCAGGCACGCCTGAGCGATCACGACCCTCGGCAGGATCCTGGTCTCCTCGTACAGATCCACCGCGATGGCGGCCACCTTGTCGATAAAGTCCTGTTTGCTTGCCGGGATGCCGGCGGCCTCAGTTGCCTTGACTTTCGCGAGAAATTCTTGCCAGGTCCAAGAGGTTTTATATTTGTTGTTGTGGACATACGGAGCCGGGCAGATCTTGTTGACGATGTCGTAGTGCCGCAATACGTTCCCGATTGGGATACCCAGCTCCTTCATGAGCTTCTGCACGAGCCACACGGCCGCCTGCTGGGTCTCGGTCGTGAAATACCACTTCTTATCTTCCGCGGATGCCTTGTTGCCGTCACAATGGCAGCACAGCTCGATGCTGATCGTGTTGTTGTTCCTGGCCTGCGGATGCTTCTGCACGTAGGTGCCGGCGGTGCCAACCGCCCACACGATGGCATCGTGGTCACAGCGCTGGTAGATGGTGCCATCCCAGTAAATCGTGTAATGCGCCCCGGTGCCATCGGCTGCCAGGTCATAGTTCTGTCCGTCGACTCCGAGGTAGTGGATGGCGATATACTTCTTAGCGTTGCCCCATGCCGGCACGTTCTTCCGGCTCCGCTTGTCGATTATCTTGTAAGCCATAGTTTCCCCCAATCAAAAAAAAAGAGGAAGGCGTCAACCTTCCCCGTCTGCTTTGTGGTATGCCTTACTGGCCGCGACTACGACCGCCCCGATCAGCGTGTCCAGGGCCGTCAGCGTGGCCACGATCTGCTCGCCATAGGGCAATCCCCAGATGTTGACCAGGGATGCCAGGAAGGCCAGCACAGGCGCCAGGATGAGGGCGATCACTTTGAGATTGTCGTAAGTTTTATTGCTCATGTCTGTCCTCCTTCTCCGTTGCCATGGCCAGGAGCTGCTGATAGAGTCCTGTAGCCACATCATTCCCGCCCAAATCGTGATAAGCCTTATACACATTTTTCAGGCTCTCCTTTGCGTATATCGGGCAGTAACCTTTTTCTGTGTACGCGTTGTAATTGCTGACGATACTTTCACGGAGCAGCGACTTGACGCCCTCCGCGATTGCCTCGTTCTTCTCATGCTCGACCTTGAGCCGGGCTGAGACCGTCTTCCATGCAAAGGTCAGCGCGGCCAGGCAAATAGCAAAAAGCCACTCCAGCCAGTGCGCTGAGACGTAAGCGAGTATTTCCTCCATGGTGTCCTCCTTGGCATTAGAAAAGGACGCCCAAACGGGCGCCCCGGTTAATAAGTTTTCTGTCTACTAAACAAAGTATTTAGTGGACTAACTTAAATGGGTCTTTAGGCGACTAACTACTTGTATCGTTTTTCCGTTCTGTGGTATGCTCCTTGTCAGGAGGACAATGAGATGTTTATAAAAGAATTCATTTACAAATATTTCGTATTGAAACACACAAGGGTTAAAAACTTAAAAATATATCGCCCAACGCAATCTTTCATCTCAAGAGATGCCATATTCAATATCTCAAAATCATTATGCGTAAACAAACCGAGTGATGGCTATCGTGGAACTTCTTCATATTTCAAAGTATCCAGTGGTGCTACAATTAATTGCCAACGTTTCGATTTCTTCCAGTGTAGTGTTTGCCTTTATGATAACGCCGTTTTGAATTTTGGTGACAATTCTTACATGAATCATGGTGGTGCTATCTGTTGTCAAAAATCTATCACGATCGGCAATGATACTATCATAGGAACTGGCGTTAAAATCCGAGACACCGATAACCACACCATAATCGGGAAGGAAATGGCTTCACCCATCGTTATTGGTAATCATGTATGGATAGGTGTAAACGTCATCATCCTTAAGGGCGTAACGATAGGCGATGGGGCAGTAGTTGCAGCAGGTTCTGTTGTCGTTCATGATGTTCCATCTAGATGTTTAGTCGCAGGTGTCCCGGCAAAAGTAGTGCGTGAGGATGTTGAATGGCAACGATGAATACGGCTATTCCTATTATTTTCCGTTTTTCTTATATCATTTGCTCAAATGCATCTATTTCATCCTTTGTATAAAACTGTTGCATCTTGACAAAATATATATCAGCTCCGCTCTTCATCTGTTGAACGAAATAACAACCGGTATTCCAATCATAGATAAGCGTTTCTGGTTCTCCGTTCAATGCACTTGCATCAATATTCATGATGAAAGTACCGTTGTAATCCCATACATGAAATACATTTGGATTGTATGATACCCCGTATATATACTTTCCATCTGTTTCCATTCCCTGACCTGTTTGAGTCCATGTTGTCGGATCATAATTTTGGGAACTATCTGTCAGTATGAAATCATCATTATATAAGTAAATGGTATCTACTGCCAAAAGCACAAATCTCTCTAGGGTTCTGTTGTATGCTATATTCCAAGGAGCATAGGCAACATTGTACTCGTTTACTGCATAAACAGTATCAACCAACTCCATGTTATTTTCTGGATCAAGGACATACACCTCGCCCGTATTGTTCATGGATACAACGTATATATAGCCGGTATTCGGATTATAGGTTGCATCATTCGCATGACCATACGCATTGGCAGTAAAGTTATATACAGTTTCCGTCTTCGTGTAAATATTATACTTTGTGATCTTCCCGGTTGTGTTATGGATAGTATAAATGTTTCCGTCATCGTCTATACATGATCCTTGTGTTTGCCCTGTATTCGTAGACTTAAACAACCGTGAAAATTCAGCAACACTTAGGAGATTGGGGTCAGGGAAATCCTCAACATGAATTACATTCCCAGAGATATCATATATAGCGGTTACGCTATCACCTGAAACATCATAAATATCTGTCATATCAGCATCCCTCTCTTATGATGGCTCCTCCCACGAGTTTGCGCCTTTTGTAAAACTGTCCCCATCAAATTTATCTGTATAAAATTGCTCTGTCACCAAATCATATAGCCCAATTACGCCATCAGATTTTCGGTAACACGGGATGAAATTACCAACAACGTTTCCACTCGTATTATCTTCGAACATTGCGCTATAAATTTTAACAATGGACGAATAGCCAATATTGCCATCTCTGGTAAACAACCCTATTTTGCCATCGCCGCCCGTAAGCGCAAATGTTGCATCTGTTGCACGAACGACATCATCATAAATAACTTGATGAGATGCATTGTTATAATCAACTGTATGTTTTCCCAACGGTTTGGTTGGCCCCGTCCATTTCGTGCTGTTACTCCTATTTACAAACCTGAAAACTCCAGATGATATTACACATACCGCATAATATCTTTGGTTGCCATCGTTCCATACTCCGCAAACGAAATTATCGTGGCCAGAGATAAAATCAATAAACTCATAAGTTATCAATGTTCTTGTATCTCTTGGAATAATATCGGTTGTTATTCCCTGCGTACCATTTGAAGCAACATATTCCACTTGTCTATACTCTGCCGGGAGTCGGCTAGACACATTAACCGTAAATGTCGCACTTTTATTCATGTACGACACAGTAATAATGCTAGAACCAACCTCTAAATCTCCTGACAAGGTGTAATTTGATACTATCCTGCTTCCATCGCCATATATTGCCCTTACTGTTAAATATGGTTTTAGCGTATTGAGAGTGTATGTATCATAAATTACACTTTCTTCCTGATCAAATGAAGCAGTAATATATAACAGTTCTTTTGGGTGTAAGGCATCTTCAAGTGCATCATAATATGTTTGCCCATTCGCATCTATGTAGACGATTTTTTCTGCCAACATGAGTAACGCTTGTTTAACGTCCTCTGTTAGACCGCTTTCAACCCCACGATCCTCTATGATAGTTAAACGCTCATTTATTTGACCAACCTCCTCGGTTAGGGCGGTGTAGTCTGCCGGGATACTCTCCTTCACTTCCTCAGCAATCTGTTCCGCATCCTCCTGAAACTGCTGGGCAGCTGCCTGCTCCGCTTCCTGGAACACACTGACCACATCCCTGCCCTCCTGGGCGGTATCGTCTGCCAGATCCGCGTGGACATAGACCGGCACCGAGAAGTTCTTGATAACCTCATCGCCGACGGTGATGGTGACCTGGATCGCGCCCTCACCCTTGACCGAGAACATGCTGGTCGTCGGCGCGATGGTGATCGTGTTGCCGCTGATCACAGCGGCGGTGTACTCAAAAGAGCCGTCGAAGCGCTTCACGTAGGCTCTGGCCACAGCTTCTTCCGGGATGGTGAAGTCGACCAGCTCGAACTGGATGTCCGGCTCGGTCGCGCCGGCCACGTAATTGATGGGCGGCTGATACTCAAATTCTGTTACTTTGATTTTTCGGATTATCATGTCCTCTCACCTCATCTTATGCGCATTATGACAAGATCAGACCTGCAGGATGCCTCGATCGGAGCGTTGCAGGTTGCGCAGACCGCGTAGTAACCTGCCTCGAAATAGCCGATCGCCACCGACTGGAGCCTTGCGAAATTCCCCTTTGCGTTGAAGACTCTCTGCATGGACTGCGGGATGTATTCCCGCGTACCACCGTTCAGCTGGTGTACGATGCCGATCTGGATGTTGCGCGGCTGCTCGACCGGTGACGGGGTCGGGCTTGTTGCTGTCTGGAAGCAGATATTTCCGACCATGATGTAATATCCGGCCGGGATGTGCTCGATGCAGGCGCCCTCTGCCGGCGGGAAGTCGTCGATGTTGGTCGTGGTGATGCCGGGCATGTTCAGAGTGGCCGTGTAAACGTTCTGTGTGACGAGCTCTTCTTGGTGGATCTCCACATTCGCCCCGTCCCGGAATACCATCGCGATGTCAACATAGTCGGTCGTATCGCCTTCTTGCATGTTGCCGGCCTGGTACGTGCTGTCATTCAGAACGAGCCCGATCTGGGCGCTCTCGATGCCGTTCGTGATGCTCCAGGTCACGCGGACCATATAGGTGTTCTCATCGTTGGGCAGTGTCAGCGTCACGCTCTCGCCATATGGGATTTCGAAGACGCAGCCGTGATGGATGAGCACACCGGACTTAACCTGGATCGTCGAGCTCGATGCCTGGACGATCTCGAGTTTCTCGTTAACATTGGGGATATACGTGCCTGGCCCCGCGATCGCCCGGATGATGTCGCGGAACTGGGTACTTGTCACATGTTCGGAGCCCTTCCGCCCCGTGATCAGATTAAAGCTCATTTTTTGTTTTCCTCCAGCGTGTAGGTCTTGGTTGTTAAGCCGCCTTCCATCTTGACGATGATGTTGCTGACGGGTAACTTCTTGAACTGCCCGGTGATGTAGTCACGCCCTCCGACGATGTCGCCGATCCGGACGATGTCCGGCAGGCTCTGTGCCTCCATGGACAGGTCCGCGGAATTGCGGATCTCCTCGAAATGCTTCCTGGCGTCCTTCTCGAGCTGGTCGCTCGAAGTGTTCTCCCAGAACGCCACGATCTCGTCGATTCCGAACTGTGTCTGGATCCTGCTGATGTTCCCGGCCTTGTCTGCGTAAAGGTGCAGGATCGTCCTGGCGGCCAGTTCGCCCTTACCGCCCACTATTAAGTGATTCGGCTTGTTGCGGACATCAGAGTAGACGAACTGCAGCTGGTAGTCCTGCGACAGCTCTATCTCCGGGGAGTAGTCGACGACCTTTTCGGCCGATACGATCATGCAGTTGCTGACCTCATCGTACCTCATGGCCAGCTTGGCGCCGGCGGTCTTGAGCATGTCCGTCAGGCCGTCCAGAAGTGTGCAGTAACGTTTGTATTGATAGGCCGCAGGCAGCCCGATGCCCGTGTCACTGTTCTCCGATAATATCACCCCAGAGAACTGTCCGTTGATGAGCGTCTGCAGTTCTGCCGCGGCGGATCCGTTGGCTACCAGCGTCCGGTAGTCCTCGCCCTCCGGCGGTGAAATGATCTTCTGCGCGAGCATCCCGCGCCAGGTCCATCCGGAGACGGTCACGAGCCCCAGCTCCGTGTCGGTCGAGATCTGTCCCACGATGCCACCGTACTCCTCACCAGGGACGAACAGCCGGCAGCCGTAAGTGATCGAGCCATCCCACTCGGTGACCGGGATGCTCAGGGAGAAGTCCCGGCTCCCGTTACAGTCACAGTCGAAAGTCGGATCGAGCAGGACGCCCATCTGCTGACCTGCTCTGTTAGTGATGATCAGATCCATAGCGTCGGCTCATCCCTTTCATAGATCAGCGCCAGTGTTGCGTCAAAGGCGCTGTTGCGTGCGATGGTAAGCTCTCCGGCTGGGATCCGGTCGAAGACCGAGAAGTCTTTCCTGCGGGCCCCGAAACAGTTCTCTGTGGCGCCGGATGCGTAAGTCTTTGTGATGGTCTTGGCCCTGCTGTCGATGACCAGCGTGCCGCCTTCAGGCACCTCGGTAAAGACCTGGTACGGATGCCCGTTGATGATCACGTTCGGACTGTTCACATAGCCGCGGACCGTCAAGATAAATTCGCTGTCCATGTAGTGCCTTGACTGTACATTTACCGACACGTTGCGGACCGCTGTAAAGTCGAACGGGAAGTCGAACGGGAAATCCAGGCCGCCCGTAGTGACGGGCTGCTCAGGCGTCGTGATCTCGATCTCATCGACCATATACCAGAACGGGTGCGGCGCGTAAATGGTGATCTGATTGACCGTCACGCCGCTGATTGATTCATGCGGATAGGTCGAGGATGCTGTGATGTAGCAATCCAGCTTCCACTCTCCCCACTGCAGGACGCCCGTCTTCTGGGCCTGCAGGTCATACGCTGCCGCCTCGTGCAGACCACGGAGGAACGCCTCGCGCTCCCACTTGGTTCCCCGCACGTAGATCTCCACCGCGTAGGTCGCGGCCGGTTTCTTCAGCATCTGGACCTTTTCGCCATACTGCAGGGCAGATGCCTGAGCCGTCCATGACCAGTTGTGGAAATTCGCTGTCTTTATCTTTGAGAAACTCCCGGCGGTCAGCTCGAAGCTGTGCCCCGCCGAGTTGGTGTAAGTGATCCTCATGCTATCTTCACCCCCATGCCCACGAGGGCCCGCTTGAAGGATTTTTCACTGATGATGACCGGCTGCTGTCCGTCCATCGCTCCGGAGCGGATCGCATTGTAGATGCCGTCCACATCAAGACCGCCGAAGGCCTCAGCGCGGATCTGCACGACATCGGATCCTGTTGCTCCGAATGGGACGGCCGCCCTGGACAGCGTAGTGGCCGCCCTCTGCACGGTGCCCATCTCCTTCTCCATACCCAAGGCAAGACCTTCACCGACAAACCGGCCGGTCTCCATGGTCACACGGGACGGAGATTTGATCTTCAGCGAATTATTGATCGTATCGGACAGGAGCTTGGCCAGGCCCGCAGCCTTGCCGACCAGGTGGGCCCGCTGGGAGTCCATACCGGTGCCAATGCCAAAGGCCAGATAAGCGCCTGCGCTCTTGTACGACTCGTAGTAACCTCGGACAGAGTCGACGCCTTTACCGGCAGCAAGCCCAAGGTCCCGCGCCTTGTCGGAAACCTTGCTCTTGCCCTCCTGCATTCCGTCGCGGAGCGCATAAGCAGCATTGAGCCCGGCCGTCTTTATGACGCCCTTCTTTGCGTCTGCAGCCGTTGCGATGCCACCCACAGCTTCGCCTGTCGACTTCGCCGTAGCGCCCAGCAGGATCTTATTGAGGATCATACCGCCGATCATGCCGAGGACGGAGTTGCTGGACGCCGTCTTGATGTCTTTGGCACTCGCGTCGATATCGTCAGAGATGTCCGCGACAGGTGCCGCCACATCGCCGGCAGCGGTCTCGACGTCCTTGGTCTTGCTGGCCGCACCATCGCTGACAGCCTCGACGGCCGCCGCACCCGCCTCATAGTTGGCATTTGTGGCCTGTTTGGCTTCCTCAGAAACATCCAGGCCTTCCACGACCCCGGTCGTGTAGTCGGCTACCTGTGAGGCTGCCAGTTCTTTGGCCGCCTCCACATCACCGAACGTTGCAATCAGGTCGTGGAACTCTGCGCTGTCCGCATCCGCCGCCTTGACGAGTGCGTCCAGTTCCTCGGCGCCATCAATGCCCATGTCGATGATGGCCTGAACGACCTTGGCGGTCTCGCTGTTCGCGTCATCCCCTGCCAGGGCAATAGCCTTGGCCAGGTTTGCGTTATACTTGGTGTAGACATCTAACTGGTTGTGCAGGCCTGCCGCCATCTCTCCGGCGGTCGTTGTGACCTGTTCACCAAATGCCTCGAAGACGCCTGCAGAGTTACCCAGGCTGTTATATGCAGAGTTGTAAGCATCCGCCCACGCCTGCTTGATCTCCTCGGCGGCCTCATCGACCTCATCCGCTGCATCTCCGGACGCTGCGCCGAGCTCGTCGGTAGATTCAGCCAGGCCGTCAACCGACTCTTTCGCGCCATCAGCGGCCTCGCTCTGGCCGTCAAGCGCGGCCTCGTCCGCTTCAATCTCATCGGTCAGACCGGAGATCTGTGCTTCCCAGGACTCGTAGGTCTTCTGTGCCTCGTCTACGGCTGTCTGCGCTTCTTTGACAGCCGGCGCGTATTCTTTGACTGCATTAGCTGCCACCGTAGCGGCGTCATCCATAGCCTGGAGCGTGTTCTGATCAAAGGTGTATGCGTTCTCCTTGTTTGCCTTGATGGCCTCGTCGACCGTCCTCTTGGCGCCCTTGGCAGTTGCTTCGAGAGCCTTCTGGCCTTCCTCTGCCTGGTAGAGCGCGTTCTGTGCCTTGACCAGGTTGGTGAGTGCTTCCTGGGACGCCTCGGTGTATGCCTTGACCAGGGCGATCTTTTTCGCCTGCTTGATGTAGGTCTTGATCTCACCCGTCGACTTGGTCAGTGATCCGGTCGACTCGTCGATGTTGACCTTGAGGTCCGGATACATCTGATTCAACTCGTCGATCAGGGTCTTGCGCCGCGCTTCCTGGGTTGCTGTCAGCTTGGACTGGCTCTCCAGTTTCTCCAGTTCATCGACGATAGTAAGCGCTGCGCCTGCCTGCGTGTTGACCGCTTCGATGTTCGTGTTGCCCTGGTCGATTGCTCCCTTGACGCCTTCCATGGCCTCGCCAAGGGCTTCCACGTTGCCTTTCTGCGTGGCGACCAGTTCGTTTATCGTCTCGTTGGACGTCTCGACGTCCTTGGTCAGGCTGTAGACGGTATAGCCGGCAAGACCGACTGTTCCGGCCAGCGCCGCCAGCGGTATGGCCGCCGCTCCGATGCCGGTACTGGCTGCGCCGCCCAGCCCCGTAAAGGAGCTGGCCAGTTCTCCAACCTTGTTGACAACCGTCCCGACCGCACTGAGCAGGCTGCCGCCTGCCTTGATTGCAGGGCCGCTAACGACAAGGGCCGCGGCTACGTTTCCGACCGCCTGCTGTCCGCTCTCGTCCAGGCTGTCGAACCATTTGCCCAGGTCCTCGATTTTTCCCGCGACCGTCTCGATAGCCGGTACGGCCATATCGAGAAGCACGCCGCCGATGTCAGAGCCCGCTATCTTGACCTTATTGAGGGCCTGCTGCATCCGATCCGGAGCGTCCAGGGTATTGTCAAATGTGGTTTCGATATTGCCCAGGTACTCGTCCGCGCTGGCGTAAAGGTCCTCGAAGCTGAGGCTTCCCTCTTTGCACGCCTGGTAGATTGCAGGGCCGGCCTTTTTGCCGAACGTTTCGACAGCCTCCTGCAGCTTGTCCGTCTCAGACGCGGACGACGACATGATGGCCTGGAACTCCTCGAGCTTCTGAGGCAGTGTCATACCATCCTCAGCCGCCTCATTCATGGCGGTCTGCAGGCCTTTCATGACCGTCTCGACCGGTGCGCCGGATGTCTCCAGCTTGCCCAGGAAGCCCGCAGCGCTCTCAGCGTCCAGCCCCATCTGTGACAGGGCCGCGGCGTTCTTGAGCATGGTGCTCTGCAGCGTGTCCATGCTGATGCCGGTCGCCTGGCCGGTCGCGTTCATGGCATCCAGGAGCTTACCGGCGTCCTTAGTCTCGACCCCGAAGGCCGCCATGACCTTCTGCACGCCTTCAACAGATGACGATACGTCCGTATTGTTCAGTTCAGCAAACTTGATGAACTGTCCGGACAGGCTCTCGAGCTCCTCGCCCGTCAGGCCGAATCTCGTGTTGACCGCACCGATCGCGCTGCCGGCCGTCTCGAAGTCGGTCGGCATACTGGTCGCCAGGTTCTTAGTGGACTGCTGTAGGTCAGCAAGGGCCTCGCCCGTTGCGCCTGTCTTAACGGTCACAATGTCCAGACCCGCGTCGACCTCGTTGAAGGCCGCCACGGCCAGACCCGCAAGCGCACCGACGGGAGCACTCACGTATTTGGTCACGCTGTCACCGAAGGCCTGCATCTTCTTGCCCGCGTCCTGGATGCTCTTGCCGGCGGTCTTCATCTTGTCAGAGACTGCTTTCGCCTCTGACTTCATCTTGTTCAGGGCGGTTGTAGCCTTGTTTATCTGTGTCCGGAGTGCTTTGGCCTGCCTGGAGTCCTCACCGTAGGCCTCTTCGACCTTCGCGAGCTGTTCACGCATCAGCCCCAGCTTTTCCTCCTGGGACTCGATGGACTTGGTCAGCAGTTCCTTCTTCTTCCGGTTCTTTTCTTCTTCTTTGGTCTCGCTTTCCAGGGCGGAGTCGACCGCCTTGATCTCGCTCTCCCATTCCTTCTGAGACTGGATGATGCTGGCCAGGCTCTGCTTATATTCTTTTTCGCCTTCGATTTTCAGCTTAATTCCAACATCAGTCGCCATACATCACCTCAGGCTCATCGCCTCATCATACGTGTATTTCTTCTTTACCTTCTGCTCCGCACCGCCGTTATAAATAGACAGGCAGGCTATAAGATCCATCGTCCTCCCGTGCGGGAGATCAAAGATCTCAAGCCTGCCCATGCCTAGTTGCAGGGAATAAAACTCGAACCACGGCCGGTTCAGTTCGATTTCTCCGCGGTGCTTTTTACGTTTTTTCCCGTCTTGCTTTCCTTGGTCTCGATCTCGCGCTTGCTGTCACGCTCGATGACGGCATCTGTCTCCGCGAGGAGCTCCTCCATCGCATAGACGGGCAGGTCGCGCAGCTCCTCGATCGTCAGCGGGGCTTCTTTGGATTTATGGATCCTCAGGTGCTCCGCGTTCATGATGACCGCCCGCTGCAGTTTTGCGCGGGCGACCGACGCCTGCTGATTCCGCACAACCCAGTCGTTATAGTCGACAAAAGCGCCTGTCGTCCAGGCGAATCCGACCTGTCTGTTATTGATTACCATAAGGACTCCCTCCGTGTTACTCAGCCGCCCGTAGTGATGCCCAGCTTAGCCTTGAGCAGCGCCTCTGCGGCTTCCTCGGTCTCCTGATCTGCGCCGACATACTTCCAGGCATGCTTTGCGTCGTCCCCGCGGTACATGGTCGCGGACAGGCTCTGGGTCTGCCAGTCGATATCTTCTTCCTGCGTTGCCGCGGAAGACTCGATCTGAGCAAATTTGGCCTTGACGATGACGGTCGGCACGTAAGTCGTTACACCGTCGGACATGTATCTTGCGATATAGCCGATGCCGACATACGGGATCTGCTGGTCGTCGTCGTAAGCCGTCCAATCGGACACTGCCGCCGGCAGGCCCATGATAAGCTTTTCGGCTGCGGTGAGCAGTCCGTCCACGGTAAGATCTACCGTTCCGCCGTTCATGGTGCCAGATGCATTTTCGGCCTCATGGTTATCTGCATAAAACTTATTGTCGTCGGATGCCTCCGGAGATACCGTGACATCGACGCCCCTGGCGAGCTTCATCCCGCTGGTGTAAGCGCCGTCGTTGTACAGCGCCACATAGGGAAGAGAGAAGCCAGTGCAAACTTTTCCAGCTGCTGCCATCTTTGTTTCCTCCTGTTAATCTGTGATCTTGCCAAGCTCCTCGGCGATGGTGTCTTCCATGGCCTGCTCGGCTTCTTTCCGGTATTTGGTTCTTGCGCGGTCGATAAAAGGGTGCGCCCGCAGGAAATAGGTTCCCGTGTTGACCGACCTTGCTATCATCTTGTTGGGCTGGCCCTGCGGCCACCGGCTGGTAGCGATGGCGTTGTAGCCCTCCCAGCCGAGATGGACGTCATACACGCCGTCTCTGCTATCAATCGGAGAGATACCAAAAGAATCAAGCAGCCCCTGTTTCTGGAGCTGCTTAATGCCATCCTTCATCTCCCCGTCTTTGACATGCCGCTCATCGACCGGGATGCCCTCGATCTCCCTGCGGAAACCGTCGGCCATAACGTTAGCCCCTGCCATAAGCGCCTTTTCGGCTATCTCGCGATAGCCCTGCCGTATCCTGGACAGCTCCAGGATCCAGTCCGTTCCGCCCTTGTCGGTAATCCTTGCGCCCATCTCATCACCGCGTTTCCCACGACCATCTGTAATGGATCAGATTGGTGTCGTCCTCATAGGTCACGGACTCGAGCGCCCAGCTCACGTCCTGCCTGTTTAAGATCTCCTGGATCAGATCCACGTTCTGGTCAAATTCTTGTTTTGTGAAGTAGTCGATGTAACCCGTGATCGCCTGCTCGCTCTTGTGGTTGTCCGTGTGCAGGCCGCTCGCTTCCCTGTCCTCTGCCCATACGGCAAAGGGGAAAGCGGCCAGCCGGCGGTAGTGCGTGACCGGGCAGGGCAGATCGGTGAAGTCGACATACAATGCTGTCAGCATACTCTGCAAAGATTTCATGATCCGCTGCCCTCCACGTTGTAGTTCTGCTCGAGCCGGTAAAGCGTCAGATCTGTCACCTTCAGCCCGTCCTCATCGAGGAGATGCTGGACATTATCGATCCGGAATTGTTCGGAAATGACCCCGTCGAGAATCGCGTAGTCATGGACCGAAATGCTCTCATCGCGCCAGATGCGGACCAGCTTGTCAACTCGCTGGTCGACGCCCATGGCGGCGTACTGCCGGGAGAAACCGACCACGCGCTCGCCATAATAGGCCTCGGACTTTTCCACCAAGGCCTCTACAGGCATACGCCCATCTGCGCCGATATTCCTGAGGCTGTAGAGCTTCAGCTTGCCTTCAAACAACATCACTATCACCTGTCTTTTCCGCGAACAGCCGGTTGTTAATGAAAGTGACCAATTCTGAGTATGTCAAAAACGGTCTTTTCCGCGAACAGCCGGTTGTTAAGCTCATACCGCAGCATCCGGGGCATGACAGGTTTATCGTCCGCCCTCTTGCGGTATAAGTAACTGGCATACATCACGATCAGATTGCAGTCGCCGATCTTGGACACGTCGAGCGTGATGCCCTGGCGGGCGATCGCCTCCTTGGCAGCCCCGATCAGCTGCCCAAGGTAAGCGTCCCACGTGGATCCGGCGATCTGCAGGTTACTTTTTGTCATGATGAGAAGTTCGGCATCGGTCATAGGTCTTCCCCTTTCTGACCGGCTCAGGATGTCACAGTCACATTGCAGACCGCAGACGCAGACCCGGCAGTAGCAGTGATGACCGCATCGCCGGCGGCCACACCGGTCACCTTACCATTAGAAACGGTTGCCTTCGCGGCTGCGGAAGTCGCCCAGGTCACATCCGCATCGATCGGGATGCCCGCTGCGAGAACGGTAGCCTTAAGGTCAATAGATTTGGATGCCTGTACAGTCGCAGCAGCCTTGTTCAAGATCACTGCGTCCGGAGTATTGGCATTGTCTGCAGCAAAATCCATATCCGCATCAGGAGTTGTTCCGTTCACGCCGATCGCAGCGAATGCTTCTGCGATCACCGGCTGACCGTCATATCTAGCAGTACCTTTGAATGCGGTCTGATCCTGCAGGAAGAACGCATGCTCGGACTGGGCGAATTTCTTCCCTGCTCTTTCAGCAAGCAGATAATTGTCGAAATGGCCGGCAATGATGACGTAGTTCGGGATGAAGTCCAGAACCTCGACGGTACCGCCGATAACCGGCATGGTGTTCTCGAAACCGGACACGATCGCGCCGCTAGCATTGATGTTCATAGCCTGGCTGACCAGATAGTTCTTAGTGGTCTTATTCATGAGCCAGACGAGCCCGTCCTTGGAGTACTTATCAGAGATCACGCCGGAATCGAGCAGGATCGTCTGGAACAGGTTCACACCGGTGACAGAGTTTGCGATTGTAAGGATGTGAGTAGAATGATAATCCACCCACGGCCTTGCAGTTGCAGGATATCCGGACGGCTGGGAAGTCTGCGCGAGCCTGGAAACAACCCCGAGCGGCATCTTGCTGTTTCCGGCAGTGTTGCGGCCATACAGGATTGCCTTATCCAGAGCATAGCCGATGCCCTGGCTGATCGCGGTCAGGATCTCTCCGGCAAGATCGATATCGGAGTCTTCCAGGGTCGCATTGCAGACCTTGAAATATCCGCCGACCTTGTAGCAGTCGACCTCAATGTCATTGAAGCCGATAGACATCTCATTGAGATTTGCGCAGCACTCTGTCCAGATGGCTTCCGCCACACCACCGGAAATGATCTCACGGCCGGTCCCGGAGATGGGTTTCAGTGATACATATTTGATCAATTTGGAATAGTTTTCGATGTTCTCGCGCAGCAGACCCAGGAACACCTCCGGGATCGTCAGTCCGACATTCGTCAGCTCCCTCTTCTCCGCAATGTGAGCGCGGATCTCACCGATCCATGCCTTTACATCCTCTCTTTCGAGCATTGCTGCCCTCTGCTCCATATTCATGCGAGCGAAAATTTTGCTTCTGGTCACCATAGCAGGTTTCCTATCCCTTTCCTCCGGCTTGTTCTCCGGATCTGTATCCTGTGCGGCCTCCTCTTTCCCCAGTTCCTTTTCCAGGTCTTCGATCTGCCGCTCCAGTTTGCCTTTTTCTTCTTCATGAGCCGTTTTCTCTGCCGTGAAGGTATCGATCTCTTCCTCGACAGCTGCCCGCTCGTCATCGGTCTCAGCTTCTTCGATGCTCTTTTCCAGGTCTGCCTCTCTCGTCTCAAAATCAGCATCCTTGGCTCTGAGCGCATCGAGCGCTTTCCTTGTGTCATTCAGCTTCTTACGAAGCATCAGAGCTTTAAGTGCCATGATGTAGTGCTCCTTTCATTTTTTCCTGCCATGCCTGCTTATCACGCTTCCGGATGCTGTCGCGCTGCGCAGTCCTGGCAGAAATGTTAGTCTCTTCATATGCAGGGAAGGTGCATATCGAAACCTCCCACAGATCCACGTCCCTGATCGTCCAGTGAATACTTCCGTCTTCCCGGATATCGGTATCCTCGGAACGGATGTCAAAACCGATAGAACACTGGTCGACATCTCCACGTTTTACGCGCTCCCATGCGTTGACTGCATCGCCATCGTTCGGATTGATGTCGATATGTCCCCACAGGCCGTGCGCATCATCCCGAAGCTGGAGGGTGCCGGCTTTTGTTCTACCTACCACAAGAGTAGTTTCATGGTTGATCAGTGCGCGGATATCCCCTGAGAGAGTCCGCGAAAAAGCGCCTGGTGCAATGCTCTCGCTTAATCCAGGCGCGATCTCATAGTTGCTATCATAAACGGCAAAATACCCTTCAATAGATCGGGTTTCGCCGTCTTCCCTCGTTGTAAATTCAGTCAGTGCGCTTCTTAACTGTCGTCCTCTTTCGTTCATTTTTCTTTTCCTCTCTCAGCGGACAGTCCGCTGCGGCTGCTGTCATCTCGCTCCACCCCTTACACGGTTTCCATGCCTGATGTCCGCAAAGCATGCCCGTTTTAGAGCAGCTGATGCGCATTCTTGCATCGTACAATGCATTAGGGCAATTCAAAATCGGTCTCTTCATGGCTCCTCCTGTATCAGTTTTTTCTGCATCCCGGCCATGTCAAATGGGATATAGTTCTCGAGTACCCTGTATTCTTTCAGTCCAGCGGGTGACATATGCATCCGGTCGCGCCATTCGTCACCGTTCACAAATCCGCGGTCTGATCCTGCGAGCAGTACATTGCTCATGGCCTGCATGTCATAGTCAAGCAGGGACCAGGCGTTAAACTGCAGATACCATTCCGGTTTTATGATCAGCTTCTTGGTCAGTTCACTGGCGATGGATTTGCACATCGTCATAACTGTGGTCTGTATGAAGTTGTTCCATTCATCACGGTTATACGATCCTGCTCCAACTACGCAGGGAGGAACGCCAAGGATTGCGGCTATGGTCTTTTTGTCCAGCTGCACAGTATCACTGATCGCCAGGTCGCTCAGTGTCAGCGGTTTGACCTGTTCGACCTGAAACTGTTCGGCCGGTATGATCCAAGGATCTCCCGGATGCGCAGGCTTAACATAACTTTCGATCAGTTTCTCCCGGCCTTCAGGGCTCGAGAACTCATCAATCAAGGCATCTACTTTCACGATGATCGATGGCTTGTACTCCGACCGCATAAATGCTTTCTTTGTTTTTGCCGCCTGGGCAAGGTCCTCTGCCAGATCCTTCAGGATAACTGTCACGCCCTGGCCTTTCCACAAGTACTGCTTATCAGGATTGTAAACAAAATGGAGAACGCTTTCGGAAGGCCGTTCTTTTCCGTCTATCGCTACTTTGTAATCCCGATATCCTTCCGGAATGAACGACACTCTCCCGGCGCTGATCGGTTCCAGGCTCTGCAGATATCCCTGGTATGTATGCGGAACAACGATGCTGTTCCCGCGGCCATACAGCAGCAGGTTCATAACGATAGCTTCCATCCATGTCGACCGTGTCATATTCGGCATCGGGTTGATGTCGATTGCTCTGGACAGTTCATTCACGATCCTGACATCCCCATCCTCCGTGTTATTCATCAGATAGATCGTCACGGAACCTATCAGGGAAGCAATTTTCCTGCATGCAGTAACGATCTCCGGATTTTTGTCCAGCGGTGTATATCCGGGAGGGCAATCATCTTTATCTGACAGCCAGAGCGCAACAGGCGAAGCGCTCCTCTTCTGTCGTTTAATCTCTAAACCAAATAGTCTCATTTATTGTTCCCCCACCATGAGGATCCTTTCTTCTGCTTCTCCATGTTCTCCAGGTAGCGGACACAGGCGAACACGGAAGCGTCAAAAATGTCTATGCGGTTATTGGCCTGTATCTTCTCGAACAGGACCATGTCGTCCGTCTTCTCGACCGCCCTGACGTTCTCGACACAGTACTCATAGGCTTCCGAGTGTAGATAGTAGAGCCTGCCATCCTTGGCAGCCTTCTCGATGTGCCGGAAGCCTTCCGACTTGACGTAATAATATTGAGGCTGGTCTTTGATGTTGAAGCCGGCCTGCTTCATCAGCATGATGTACTCCCTGCCGAACTTGCGATCGTGCCCGATCTGCTTTATCCGGAAGCCCTTCCGTTTCATTTCCAGGAACCACTTAACGACGTCCGAGTATTCAACCGTTGGGGAGTTGCACAGGGTCAGCCATCCGTCATCTGCCCAGCCGAACAGCGGGATGTTGTCCTGGTCGGCCTTCTCATGCGCGGCCACGACCGGGAAGAACGCATGCGGGACGATGATGTCCACGCCCTTATAGCATCCATACAGCACAGCCGCGGTCAGGTCGTGCATCTTGGACAGGTCAGCGCCTCCATACCACTCGATCGGGAGCCTCGCCAGCTCGTCGATGGTCCAGTTGTACTTCTGGTCGCTGATCTGGAACTCCGAGATGTTGAAGTATGCCTTCATCGCGGTTGTAAAGACATTCAGCGACTTCGCGAAGAAATCCTTTCTCTGCTGTGGGTCGTTCTGGGCCTGCAGGGAGTCGTTCAGGATCTCCTGCGGCCGGATGGTCACCCCATAGGACGGATTGGCCATCTCATGCACGAGCGGATTGGTGTAGTCGATCTCACCATTCTCGTCCGGGTTCGCGCAGCACATGAAGATGAAATACTGTTCGTCTTTGATCGTACCGTTCAGGACTGACCGGCAATATTTAAGCCTTTGGCCGAGGAAACCACCCTCGAAGTCTCCGGCGGTGCTGATCCCGATCATCAGCTTGTTGGTGTACGCCTTCATGGCCTCCTTGAACAGGTTGTACTGCTTGGGGCTCTTGAACGCGTGGATCTCGTCGCAGATGGCGATGTTGCAGTTCAGGGAGTCCTGCGTGTCCGGATTGGCTGCCAGCGCGCGGATGAAGAAGGACCCGTCCTCGAACTGTGCTTCCATGGAATGCTCGTTGTTGTTGTCGATCACGTGAACGTGGCCGCCGTCCCTGTCGCTCTCTCCCATCCGACCGACGTTGTACTCCAGGAAATTAAAAGACTCCAGAGACTGCAGGAGCGCAGCGCTGGAGACGTAGACCTTCGAACCGCTTTTCCGGTACCACAGGGCCAGAGCCCAGGCCAGGGCAGCCGCGAAGGACGTCTTCACGTTCTTCCTGGGAATAAAAATAAGCGCTTCATGGAAGCGCACGATGCCGGTCCCCTTCAGCACAAAGCCGACCAGATTGTAGACGATGAACTTGTGGAACGGCTGCAGCAGGAAGGGCTTCCCACGCATCGGAGTCCCGTCGAGAGCTTCGCCCTGCTGGTGGCACAGGGTCTTCTCGATGATCCCGATCACAAATTCCGGGGCCTTCTTGCTGATCTCATAGTCCGGATTGTCCAGGTCCCTCAGAAAACGTTCGACGCCCGCCCGTGTTTCCCAGCAGGCGGCCTTCTTCCCGCTGTGGATGGACTCGACATAGTCCATCACAGTCTTCCAGTTGTCTTTACGCGTCAAGGCTCCTCAATGCTTCCACCAGAGCACTCCCTTTCTCAGTCGGTTTGTCGCCGGCCATCTTCTTGTATGCTGCAGGGGTCAGCCCCAGCTCCTTCCAGTACGCCAGGGCCTGCGTGTTCAGATCCTGCCAGACTGTCAGCAGCGGGTTCTTTGTCATGTTTACGGATCCGCGGTCGCTGACCCTTTCAACCGTCAGCCGCCCGTCTTCCAGGAACGCCTGATAAGCAGCGTCACGCTGTTCCAGGATCCCCGCGAGCGTGTCAATAACCTTGTCGAACGAGGCCTCATATACCCCGACGTCCTTCATGGCCTTTGTTAGATTTCGTTTCCATCGTGTCTTAGTCATAATTTTCGGGGGAACGCGTCAGATTTTTGCCGCGCATATGGAAAAACTTCCCCGCGCCAATAGGGCCACACCATATTTTCGGGTATTTTAGGGGCGGGGTCACTCATATTTCGCTGGCCAGTGTTCCCCACCCTTCTCCGGATGCCTCTTCCGATGACACGCCTTGCACAGGCTCACCAGGTTATCCGGATCCAGCGCCCGCTCAGGATTGTCTTCCAGGTGCTCGATGTGATGCACCTCGACGGCCTCGACCATCCTGCCGTATCGCCTGCAGTCCACACACATGTATCTGTCACGCCGCAGCACTCTCTCCCTAGTCCGCTTCCATGCTGCGCTATCATAAAAGCTTCTGTCAGTTTTCATAGCAAATGAAAAGGCGGACACTTCTGCCCGCCTGGTGAATTTGTTTCGCGGCCTGCGCCTTCCGCGATATTTAAAAAAGGAGGTTGGTAAAAGTATGAAGACATCAACCGAACTCAATGCTCCTTAACGCCCAGGCAATTAAGCCCGGGCATCTGGGGAGTCCTTACCAAAGTAGAACGGAGGTCTTACTGTTCATCGTTTGGCAGCTTATACTATAGCATAGGGCCATAGTGGCTTTTAATGGCGAGATTTTTTGCCAGCCAAATACTGCCTCTCGAACTCTGCCAGCCCCTGCCCATGCAGGCGGTAAACCCACCGAAGGTCCGTCTTTGTCTTAAGCGCTATCTCCTCCCACTTCAGCAGCTGGATGTACCTGCAGTGCAGGATCTCAGCCGTTCTCGTGTTGGGCATCGCCAGGATCTGCCGGGCGATCTCATCGCGCATGATGACCAGACGGTTAAGTTCTGACAGGATGCGGTTCTCCGTTTTGGTGATGTTGCTGACCAGGTTCGGCATCTTGCCCGGGTCCGGCGATGTCTGCACCCTGTCGCCGGAATAATCCGGACTCGAAGGGTAGCACATCAATCTCAGCGTGCTCAGTTCATCCCTCAGCAGATTGATATGCTTCTCCGCCCGATATACCTGCATTAAATAGTCCTTAGCTGTCATCATCATCCCTCCAGTCCGACAGCAGCACCACGATCACGATGCCGATGAATGCTACCGCAAGCGCGATCCCGCCGGCGCAGATCAGCGCCCATACCAACACGTCGATAATCCTCCCGATCATGATCACTCCTCCCGGATCAGCGCCCGCTCTGCCATGCCGGTGACCTGTGAGTCGATCTTGCCTTTTTGCCGGTGCTGAAACTCCCAGTTGCCAAAGCACCGGATAAAGCCCCGCCTGTCCCTGCATTTGACGATGTATGGGAAGTAGTGCAATACTTCGTAGGTCTTCCAGACCCACCCCGTCTCCGTCTCATAGATAGCCAGGCGGACGATGGAGCCGACCGGGTGCTTGCTCCTCCAGTCATAGTCGACCTCCGGCCGCCTGACGCCGTGCTGGGTGTCATAAAGGTTGTGCATGGTCTTCATCCTCCTCCCTGCCGTACGGCTTATGCTTCATCTGTTGGATGGCAGAGGCCGGTATCTTGTGGGAGTAGGCCCGCTTTACACCGTAGCCGTTTTTGCTGATATAACGCTGGAAAGTCTTTTGCTTTGCGATATCATCGATCTTCATCTTGTTCACCTCCAAGATCCGCTCCGTACATCTCCTTGTACAACTTACATCCGGCGCAGTCCGTATTTCGCTGTGGCTTGGCGGTAGGTTCGCCATTCACAAGCGCACAAAACGCCCATTTGAAGCCATCGCCGAGGATGGTCGAATCTTGCACAAGCGCAATCAGCGCATCAGCATCAATCAGTCTCATCCTGTCCACCTCCGTTGTAGCTTCCACAGTTCGGGCAAAAATTCCTTGATAACGATCCGTCCTCCCATACCGTCCAGTGTGTTTGGGCGAAAATCCTATGACAGTTTGAACAGTATACGTTGTGTGGATATGCTTCTGTTATTTCCCAATGCCCCGTATTCCGCTTTGGCTTGATGGTCGGTGCGTTGCTTAAAATGCCAATTAACCAGTGTATTCTCGTACATTCTTTACCGTCCCTACTTGGATTAAGCCCATTGAGGTATTTTTTACAATCGTCTATCAGCGCATCCGCATCAATCAGTCTGCTCATCGGTTCTCCTTTCTGCCCGCGAGCAAAAATCATCTGGCAACGGTCTTACTTCTGCAAATCTTACACACTCCGACCCTTGTTTCCATTTACAATCCTTACACCGAATGATTTCGGTCTGTGCGGACGGCATATTCTTCAATGCAATTCTTATCTCCTTATTACATTTCAGAATTGCATCGACTTCACGAATATCATCGTAAACTTCGTCTTCCGTTTCCTCATCGTAATGACTCCCGCAACAACTCATGATTGCATCGCATACATCTCTGACCAACTCCAACGCATCCTGCTTAGAAATCAAATCATCCATCACTTCTCACCTTCTTCTGGTCTTTTTACGTAGTCGTCTTCCCAGACTTTTTTCTTTTCCCACAAGTGACAATAGCCATCTTTAGGGAGTGCGTAATGCTCTTCTATGGGACATCTGGTTCTACCGTCTGCATACCATCCGCCGTTGTTTGCTGTCCTGCCACAATTTACGCATGTGCGCTCTGGCTGTGCGGATGGTAACAGTACTACAGGTGAATCGGCAATCTTCTTCTTTAGTTCCTTTAGCTCTTCTTCCGTCATTTCACGGTCAACACTAACCTTTATCGGCTCTGGCTGTGCGGATGGCAAATGCAACACCATCTTCTGTATATCATTTATCGCCCGATTATACCCGGCTTCATCCTCGGACGTTACATCATCTATCGGGTAGAGTGCCAGTTCCTTCTGAAGTGTTTGTCTGCTTACTGCATCCTCACATGTCCCCTGCTCTTTCAGAGCATCCACAGCCAGTTCCATCGCCCACGGGTCAATGTCAACAGATGTTTGTATGTGGCGAATAGCCGCTTCGATGCGGTCTTTTTGTGTGGTCATTCGCTTTTACCTTCCCTTCCACCAAAAACTAACCACTATAGCCAGCGTACAAAGTGCCATGATGCACAGGCAGATTGTCTGTATTTTGCTCATTCGTCCTCACCTCCCAATTCAGGGCATTTCATCTGGCAGAAACCACACAAGGTAGACTGTGATAAGACCCTGCATCTGTTCTTCAGCGGTCTGTTTTCTTTCAGTGCCGTAATGGCCATGTTGCAGGCTTCCTGGAATTTCGGTTTGCCAGTATTGGCGTCACGGTTTCGTTCAATAATGCGGATCGCTTCATTAACTTTCATTCGTTCTGCTCATCCTCCCGCTCCGTTCGTTTTCTGATAAGGTGAATTTCAGCGTCGATATCCTTCATCACAATAGTTAATTTATCCAATTGCTTAGTCAGCCTGTCGATAGACTTGCTTATGTCATAGATTGAGATCCATGGCACAAAGACGATTAAGACAACAATGACAGTGACCGTAATAAAGGCTAACGTATCCATGATCTCTTTCATTTGTCCTCTTCCTCCTTCCGCTCAAGAGCCTTGTCAAGAAATCCGGCGAAGAACAACCCAACCTTTGACAATTGCTTAAGGACAATGTATCCGATGCCCATAAGCGCAAATAAAAACCAACCCACAAGGCACAGCCCCATACATAAAACTGGTGCGTCTCCCCACTCATCTGGCTGTACATGCATCATCACTCCGCATGTTATCCCTGCGCACAGTATCCATGCGACTATGATCAGGGCTATCCCCATTATTCGTCCCTCCCTGCCGTCAGAAGCGCTGTCAGCAGCATCCCGATTATGGCGCCGGCGATAAAGCCGATAAAAAATCCGATCATACTTTGCCCTCCTTTGCCAGTTCCGCCAGGAATGCCAGGTTGCATTCCAGGTGCCACAAGTGCGGCATCCCGCTCTCTTTGTCCACTCCTGCTGGGTCGCGGATATACTCGACCATGTGCCGGAGCATCGCGTCCCTGTACCTTTGCGGCTCCACGTTCTTCCAGTTATCCGGACCGCCCTCTGGGTATTTCATGTTGCCGTACTCACGTACCGCCGCCACATCATAAAGCATCTGCATTGGTACCAACGACAGTTTCGCCTTGCCGTAGTCTGCTTTTATGCTCTGGTCGCTCATTGGGCATGGCGGTATAGTCGTTGGTTCCGGTATTCCACATAACTTCATTTAAGATCATCCTCCTCTAACACGTTCCGGATCTCATCCGCATCCAGCACAAACTCGCTATCCAGCCATTTGATGACCAATTTCCCCATCTCCCGTCTGACCTCCGTCTCGACCGGAACAGCACCACCAAGCGATAAGTCTCTAATGACCATTCTCATGCTTGCTACCTCCCTCAATAACAGAAATACATTGTCGTGCCCCAGGGTGACTCGATCGCATCGTATAGCCGACCCTGGATAAATTCCGCCTGCCAAACTACCGCTTCATCGATGGCCGGACCGTCCTCAAGCAGCTGGGCGGCCGCCTGGATCGCGTCCTCGCTCGGCTCCCGGTAAAAGTTGCCGTCCCACGTGCAGGAATACTGCCCCTCCTGCCAGATGACCTCGGCCAGCGTGTCCGGGAAGCGCTCATCCGCTATCCGGTTAAGCACCACTGACCCGACCGACAGCATCATGTCATAGCTGCAGCCGGCAGCCTCGCCATAGATGAGGTGGCTGAGGTTGTACAGGTCGGTCTCATAGTCGGCTTTGGTCGTGGTTGCGAATAATGCCACAAGCACAGCGGCCGCCTTAATTGCTGCTTTCGTTCTCATGCTCATACGGCTGCCTTCTTTCTCTGTTCGGGCGTCATCCACTTGATCTTCCCGGACCAGACCTTTCCGGTGCAGGCACTGTGCCAGAACCACACGTCTGACCGCTTTGTCTGTACCGCCTCGACCGGCCCGTCCTCATCGCTGCGGATCACGCCTCCGCAGCCCTGGCAGATCACGGTATACAGGCCCTTGTCCTTCCCTCTCGCCTCTATCTCGCACTTGCCGACCCTGCGGATCAGCTTATACATCTTGTCATCCATGTCTCGCCTCCCTTATCCTTGCCTTCAGGCTCTCCAGCACGTACTGCTGCGCCTGGTCTTTATGCTCCAGTGCTTTTATGACGTCCTCGTCCCTGGTGCCCTTGCTGACCAGCTGGTGGACGATCACCGTGTTCTTCTGCCCCTGCCTGTGCAGCCTGGCATTTGCCTGGACATACTGCTCGTAGTTCCAGGTCAGCCCGAACCAGATGACATGGTTCCCGCCCTCCTGCAGGTTCAGCCCGTAGGATGCGGATGCCGGATGCGCCAGCAGGACGTCAAGTTCCCCGTAGTTCCAGGCGTCGATATCGTCCGGACCGTCCAGAACCCTGGCCGTGATCCGCGGCATGTCGTGCATCAGCTCCAGGATCCTGTCCCGGTCGTGCTGGAACTGATAAAAGACCAGGGCGCTCTTGCCGCGGTCCTTCAGCCCCTCTACCATCTCCGCCAGGGCGTCAAGCTTGCAGTCGTGCACGTAGTGGACTACTCCGGTCTCGTCATATACCGCCCCGTTGGCCAGCTGCAGCAGCTTGGTCGACAGCGCCGCGGCGCTCAATGCCGTGATGTCCTCCTCGTCCACCTGCAGGACCATCATCTTCTCCATCTCCCGGTATGTCTTTTCTGCTTTTGGATCCAGAACGACCGGAACGGTGTCAAAGATCATGTCCGGAAGCGTCAGATAGTCCTCCGCCTTCATGCTGACGCAGATGTCGGAGATCTTCTGCAGGACCTTCTCCTCTGCCCCCTTTTTGGGCTTGTAGGAAAAGATCTGCCCGTAGGATCCTCTGAGTCCCGGGTCAAAGTATTTATCCCGGAACCAGGTGAACCGCTTCTCCAGTCTCTGCCCGCCGTCCAGCAGGAAGACCTGGCTCCACAGGTCCATCAGGCCATTAGGTGACGGTGTGCCGGTCAGAAGTACCATCCTGCGGATCTTCCCCGACACGGACGCCAGGGCCTTGAACCGCTTGGCCGTGTGGCTCTTGAAGCTCGAAGCCTCGTCGACGATCACCATGTCGAAGGGCCAGTCGTGCTGGTAGTAGTCACGCAGCCAGGCCACGTTCTCCCGGTTGATCACGTACACGTCGGCCGTTTTCTTAAGCGCCTCCTGTCTCTGCGCCAGCGATCCGAGGATCAGGGAGACCCTAAGGCCCCTAAGGTGATCCCACTTCTCTGCTTCCGTTCCCCAGGTTCCCTCGGCCACCTTCTTAGGGGCGATGACCAGGATCCTGCTCACCTGCAATCTCTCATACTTCAGGATCCGGGCCGCGGTCAGGCTGATCACGGTCTTGCCGGCCTAAGCCCATATCCAGAAACAGCCCCACCCTCGGCAGCTGCAGGATCTTCTCTATGCAGTGCTTCTGGTAGTCGTGCGGTATGAACTTCATTTCGGCATCACCTCCTTCTTCAGGCGCCTCGCGGTATCCTTGCGGCCGATGGCCTCAAAGAAGGCGATCAGACCGCCCAGGCCTCTGACGACCGTCGCCTGCTGTCCGAGGGCACGGATCTTCCTGATCTGCGTCATCTGCAGGCCGCTCACCTTTCCGCCGTCCGCCTTCAACTCCACGAAATAGATCTCCCCGTTCGGAAAGAAGATGATCCGGTCAGGCACTCCGGCATTGCCAGGGCTGACCCACTTGTATGCCTTCCCGCCTTCCTTCCTCACCTCCCGGACCAGGATGCTCTCCAGTTCGCTCTCCCTCATAAAAACCTCCCTTTGTAACCGTAACCTTTCCTCACGCGCGTATATGACTATATTTAATTAGGCTATTTAGGCTATATATATATATCCCCTATCTATCCTATTTTTATTTAAGTCATTATAGAAACGGTTACATGGTTACATATATATGAAATCATTGATAAAATATGGCTTTATCGGTGTTACCGCTCCGGTTGACACGGTATACAAAATTACAAAAATGCCCTGAAACTCTTTCATCCGGTTACAAACCTGTTTTACTTCCTCCGGAAGCCTTTCTGGACTCCGTAGGGGCCATACCTGGCTGCCGTTTTTACCTTCTCCCATCCCGGTATCCGGGAAAGGACGTTCCTGATCTTCGTCCGGTCCTGGGGCTTCAGGTATCTCTGGTCGCCTCCCAGGCACTCGACCCAGATCTGCATGATGCACACCTTGTCGATCGTCGAAAGGGCCTCCCTGGCATCCGGTTTTATGTTCCCCTGCAGGAACATCTTCCGCTCCTGGATGTCCATCCTGTCCCAGAAGGCCGGCACTTTTTTCTCCAGGTAATCCATGATCTGGCCTTCCCACTCATAGGACTCCCGGTGCTCCTCCTGGGCCATGAGAGCCATCTTCTCTATGCTTCCCTTCAGGAACAGTTCTTCGCCTGCCTTCCACCGCATGACCGCTTCCGCCCAGATCTGGTCCACCTGCTCCGGCAGATCGTCCCAGACGGACAGTTTCGGCTCATGGAGCCCCGCGTCCACCGGCCAGAACCGGCGGTTCCCGGTCGCGTCCTTAAGGAACTCGGTGTCGTTGGTCGTTCCGAAGAAGACGCAGCGCCTTGGGTGCTTCTCTGTCCTCCGCCCGTAGGCCGCCCGGTAGATGTCCACCTGCTTGGAAAGGAACTGCTTGACGTCCGCCGTCTCCTGCTTGGTCATGGCTGAGAGCTCCCCGACCTCGTTGATCCAGGTGCCCCGCAGCATCTCCGCGGCTTCCTTGCCCGCGAAGGTGGTCAGTGAGTCCGAGAACCACTCTTTCCCCAGCGTGCCCAGGAAGGTGCTCTTGCCGAGCCCCTGCCGGCCTGAGATGATCAGCATGTAGTCGAACTTGACGCCCCCGACCACAGCCCTGGCTACAGCCGCACACATGGCCTTGCGGATCACCGCCCTGGTGTATTCGTTGTCTTCCGCGCCCAGGTAATCGGACAGGAGCGTGTCCAGCCTCGGAGTGCCGTCCCAGGTAAGTCCCAGCAGGTAGTCTCGCACCTCGTTGGTCCGGTTGTGGTTGCCGACGACCGCCAGGGCCGCCAGAAGCTTGTCCTTGGACGGGATCCCATAGACCGTTTCCATGTACCACTGCGCTCCTGCGTCGTCCGTATCGGTCCACAGCCGCTTTCCCTCGGCATCGTTCCAGGGGAGCGGGCCGACGGCCATGCCGAAGCCTGCGAACTCGTCCGTCACGACCCTGCCGGACAGCTTCGGGTCGTGCTGGAGGATGATCTTCAGATTGTCGATGGACTTGCGGTATCTGCCGTTCGAGTCCACCTTGAGGAGCTCGTGCCAGTCCACGATGTTCTCAGGCACCTCGGCAAAGGCCGCGTCTGCCTCCTCCTGTCTCTCCCTGGCCAGAAGCTGGGCGACTCCCTTGTCCGCAAGTGCGAACTGCTCCATCGCCTTGAAGGACGGCAGGCGGTTGACCGGTGTGTCCGGTTTGGCCTCCTCGTCCATGTTGGCGAACTTGTGCAGGCGGACCAGGTCAAAGGCGTTGACCAGGATCCCGCTGCAGGGGTCCGTAGCGTGATGGGAATACATCCACTTGTCGCCGTCGTAGATGATGGCGCCGCCCGCTGTGGATCCTCCCGTGTAGGTGTAGCGCCCTTCTGTTGCCGTCGGGGTGTAGGCGCCCGGCAGGAAGGTCTCCATGGCCTGGGTGACGGTGTACGTCCGGCAGAAGGCCCCGATCAGGCCGCCCTTTGTAGTCGGGTCGGCCTGCTTGTCCAGCCGGCGCTGGGCGGCAGCCTTCTCACCGACCGCTGTCGGCCATTGGGAAGCGTCGTGCCAGTCCCCGTACATGTTGAGGATGCTGTCCGCCCTGAGCATCGGCTGGTCGTAGACTTCATAGACGTACTCGCTGTCGGATGAGACCGACGGCCAGAACATCAGCCGGTTCAGTTCGAAGGTCGTAGGGTCGCAGTAATCGATCCCGATCAGCCTGGCCACACGCCTGGCGATGGGCTCGTATTCTTCCGTCGTCATGTCCCTGTCGGTCGGCAGGACGATCCGGAGCCTCGGTGCGGCTGCCCGGTGCTTGCGGGTCGAATAGACCGCTGCAGCGCATCCGAGCATCCGCACGTTGGCCAGGATCTCGCCTGTCTTACCGTCGGGGATGCTGTCGAGGTCCAGCGTCACAAGGCCCCTGCTTTCCACATTGGTCACCTTGCGGGCTCCCCCGTCCTTCACGATCCCGCCGACATAGCCACCCACGTCCTTGCGGTTGTCCTGGTCGGCCTTGGTCATCTTCAGGAACTCCCCGAGGGTCTCCGTTCCCCTAACTGGGGTCCTGAGTCTTTCGCAGAAGTCCGACCAGGTCATAGCGGCGACAGGCCACGCTGTGGCCCACCTGCTGGCGCCGATCGAGATCTTCAAATCTTTGTCGTACCTCATTTCTCCCCCTAGTCTTTCATGTAGTAGTCTGCTTCGAACCCCGCCCCTTTAAGGGGCAGCCCGTGGGCCCAGCTGATCGGCGCGTCCATCAAGGCGCACAGATCGTCCGTGTGCACATCCATGGGAGCGTCTACGATGACCTCGTCATGGACATGGAAGACCAGGTCCCAGCCCTTGGCATAGATCCGCCGGATCACCTCGCACAGGCAGTCCCTCGCGATGGCCTGGACGATGTTCTCGGTCAGCTTGCCGCCATAGGTCGACTCGGGTCCCCACTTGCCGGTTGCCTGGCCGACTCCGTAGTAGTGGACGGCCATCTTGCCGAACTTGTTTTCCTTGAGGTAGGGCTTCGGATAGTAGAGCTTCCGCCCGGTCGGCAGTTCGATCGTGAGGAAGGTCTGTCCATAGACCAGATCCGCCTCCATGCGGAAGGTCAGGCCGCTGATCGGCGCGTCGGTGAGGAAGTAATCGCTGTAGGATCCTTTCGGCACACCCATGGCCTCCTCGTTCTTCCTGGCACGCTGCGGGTCGTACACCTTCCACTTCGGCCTGGTCGTTTTCAATGTGCCGACACACTCCACGGCGGCCTTCTCGATCTCGTACCACATCCGGACCGTGTTGGGGTGTGAGTCCCTCCACTTGGTCACGATGTCCGGGAGATCATCCTCCGGGATGCCCATCCGCAGGGCACCCATGGCCACCATGGCCGCAGGGCCTCCCTGGTAACCGAGCGCCAGGGTCGCGATCTTGCCCTTCTGCCTCAGCTCCGCGTTCGGGCCGTGTTTCTTTACCGGTACCCCGAACATGGCCGAGGCCGTCTCGCAGTAAAGGTCTTCCCCGTTGCGGAAGACATCCAGGACCCACTGCTCCCCTGCCAGCCACGCGATCACACGCGCCTCGATGGCGGAGAAGTCCGCGACCACGAAATGCCGGCCGTCAGACGGGATGAAGGCCGTCCTGATCAGCTGTGAGAGCGTATCCGGCACGTTGCCGTAGATCATCTTCAGGCCTTCATAGTTTCCAGCCTTCACCATCCGCCTGGCATCATCCAGGGTCGTGAGGTAGTTGCGCGGGAGGTTCTGCATCTGCACCAGCCTGCCCGCGTACCTGCCGGTCCGGTTGGCCCCGTAGAACTGCGAGATCCCGCGGATCCGGCTGTCCTTCGGTCCCTTGGCCGTCTCCATGGCCATGTACTTCTTAATTGAAGTCTTGCCCAGGAGCTGCCTGAGCCTGAGGACCTGCCTCACCGCCGGATCCAGGTTGCCTTGCTGCAGGGCCTCCTCGACGGTCAGCTTCTGCAGGTCGCTCATCTCACAGCCGTGCTCTTTCAGCCACGGCAGGAGCTGCGCGGTGCTGTTCGGGTTGTTAAGCCCTGTCAGTTCCCTGGCCTGCGCCGCCAGTTCCTCCTCGGACCTGTCGTTGATGGCCAGAGCCCCCTCGATCAACTGGTCGTCCACACGCACGCCCAGGGCGTTCATGCGGATGTCCATCCTCCACAGCTGCCACTCGCTCTCCGGCATATCGAAGCGCATCAGCATCTTGAGGATCGCGTGCTCCGCTACCACGTCCTGGCGGTTATAGTCCTTGAACAGTTCCCACTTCTCCGGATCGTCGTCCGGGTCGTGGTATTTCTTCTTGAAGGTCTTGGTTTCCTTCTGGGGAGTGCAGAAGTACCGGATCAGGGCCTTGCCGGCCATGGACTTCTTCTTGTCCTCGGTGATGCCCATCGCCTCTCCGGTCGCCGCAAGTCCTGCGGCATAGCCAAAGTAGAGGGCCCGGATCATGGTGCACTCCCACTGTTCGATCGGCGTGGCATAGCCGGCGGTATTAAGAGCGAACCACTCGAAAGCGGCGTTGTAGGCGTGCTTGGTAACCGCCGGATTAGCCAGGGCAGTCAGGATCCTGTCCGGGATGGTCTCTCCCTTCTCCAGGTCGATGACTCTTTCCGGTTCCTCGTCGTACTTATAGCCGAACAGCAGGATCCTGAAATCCGGATCCTGCATGTATCTGTAGCTGCCTGTCTTGGAGATATCCGCGCCGCTTCTCGTTTCCAGGTCGATACTGAGATGGTGCCTCATGTCAGCACCTCCTTATCAGTACGGCAGACCTGTGATCGGGTTGATCTGGGGCGCCGGCTCCGGCATGGCCACACCGGCGAAGGCCTCGTCCACGGACGGAGCGGATCCGCCCAGAGGCTGCCCGTCCCTGGTCTTCATCAGCATGTTAAGGCCACAGCCGATGCCCTTCTTCCCCGAAAAGAGATACGGGTAGAACGTTACGTTCACGTAGCCGTAGCATCCGGAATACATGTCCGTCTGATCGAGCATGGGCTGTCTGGTGCGGTCGAGTACCTTGGGCGGGTGGTCAGTGTTGGCATTGCAGTTGATGACCCAGTGCCCTTTGCACTCCTCTCCGTAGGCTTCGCCGTTCTGCTTCAGGCCGTCCCCGTCATGGATCGTGGTCGCCAGCATCGCCGGAGCCTGTCCTCCCCATCTGCTCTCCATGCCAATCTGACGCGCTGCGTCGATGGCCACGTCGATGGCCGCCTTGCCGGCGGTATTGGTCTTGGGCAGCAGTGCCACGAGCGAGAATTTGGGATCCTGTCCTGGCATGTTGGAGAAGGGTTCGAAAACATGTACATAACTGAGTCTGCATTCGCCGATTGTTACTGTGTTGGGGTTCATTCGTTGTCCTCCTGTTTCGTGTTGAATGTTGTTGATGGGTCGGGTTAAGGTCCCCGGACCGCACATCCCGCAAGATTGGCCTGGCTTTCGCCACTGGGTACGCGGATATTTGCTCTCTACCCCGCTTCGGAACGGCAGGAGTCGAACCTGCCAAAGTCGGGTCGTGGCATCTTCTGTTTGGGACAGCCGTCTCGACGCTCGCCGACGCTCTGCCGCAGAGCTGCGTTCCGATGCGGATCAGACTCAGGGCCATCACATCCATCTGATCCCGTGTTACGATGGTCTACCGGCTAGGCTGTTCGGTTCCCGGTTAATTGTGTGCCTGTGTCATTTGTTAAGGCGGTACCGTTCCGCCGTGTCCTTAGTGGGCCGGAGCCGGGTTTTTTATAACAGACGGCCAGCCCCTGGAGATGTCCCCCAGTTGGTCGGTGGCTGTACGGCCGCCTGTAGTGTGGAAGGAGATTTTTGTTTTTCTTGTTTTCATGTTTCTGCACCTCGAAAAGTCGTTACACTTCAACTCCTCCAAATGCTTCATCTACGGTCGGCATGTTGCTGATTGCCTCACGCTTGTCTGACTCTTTGACCAGCGTCGGCTTGCCTGGTGCCTTACGGACATAGTCCCCGACGATCGCCGCGAAATCATTCTTCCCGACGACCTTCTCCAGAGCTGCCAGCGTGAGCGCCTTGCGCTCGTACATGACTTCTTCCGGTACGCCGCCGGCCATGAGCGCTTTGAAGGCTTCTGCCTGGTCTGTCCACTCTCTGGATCCGCGGCCTTCAACTGCTTTGTATCCCGGGATCTCCCCGCCGGCCAGGCAGGTCTTCAGGGCGTACTCCTGCAGATCCTTGAGCCAGGACGCCACGTCCTCGCCTTTTTCCAGGTACTGCCCGACTTCCGCGTCGCTGATCAGCGGGGGAAGCTGCCCCACCTTGCCGAAGGCCATCTCGATGTTGTAGTCTGCCCTTGCCCGGCACTTCTGCCTTGCCCGGCAGAACCTGCACTGTTCTTCCCCAGGGTTGAAGTCTCCGGCGCCGGCAGCGGCCAGTTTCGCCTTTTCCTTCACTTCCTGGCCGAACGCCAGGAGTTCCTCGACGCTCTCCTCCCAGACCTCCGGGTTGATGGAGAGCCTGGGCTGGTAGATCACCATCTTGACCCGTTTGATTGGGTAGACCATTGAATACTTTTTCCAGGCGCCCAGGGCGTACAGCTGCATCTGCGGATTGTGTTCTGCCGATACCCTGACGCCCTTGCCGTGCTTGTAGTCCACGACCAGGAGCTTGTCCCCGCCGACCATGATGCAGTCCGCGGATCCGAAGCCTTCCGGCACCCAGTCCGTCAGATCCACCCGCACCTCCAGATAGACGTGGGGCTTTTCCGGGAACTCCATCCACTGCATGTACAGCTCCTCAGCATAGTCGTCGGAACAGGTCTCCATCTCATCAGCATAAAGGGGCTCTTTCCGCAGCTTGTTCAGTTCCCTGGTGGCCGCGGCCTTCTGGATGTAACCGAGCTCGCCCTTCTTGATCAGCCTCTGCCTCGCCTTGATCTCGCAGATCTCATGGGCCAGGGTACCCTCTGCCGCTGCCGGTGATCCGGTATCGGCAAACTGGGTCTCCAGCATCGCGGAAGGCGGGCAGGCCATCCACCTGTGAGCCCCGGACGGGCTGATCAGGGCATGGGCTCTTGTGCTGTGATCCGTCATGCGATCCCCTCCATGTCTTGATAGAACTCCGCCATCTTGACAGACGTCCCTTCAAACAGTTCCGGCAGGCTGGCGACTCCATACTTGGCCAGCAGGGCCTGCAGCTCTGCCTGGTGCCCGGTGTCCATCAGGCCGATGGCTCTCTCGGTGACCTGTTCCTTGGTGACCGCAGGAGCTGCAGCCGGCGCAGGATCCGGAGCGGGTGCAGGCGCAGGAGCCGGTTCTTCCGGTTTTGTGCTGTTTACTGCCGTTTTTTGCGGTTTTTCTACGTTTTCTGCCGTTTTAGTGACGGTTTTGACCGTTTTTGACTCCGTTTTGACCTCTTTGGTCAAACGTGCTGCCTGCTCGGACAGCCATGCCTCATATTCTTCCCTGTTCTCAAACGAGATGATCACTTCAGTCTTCATCTTCTTTCCTCCTTCTTATCCATGCTGCCGAGCATGTCCCCGAATTTCGCTAACAGACCCTTTACGTGTTCCTTGGCGATATTGCTCATTTCACCTTTCCAGCCCCGTTCAAATGCCTTCCAGCACTTCTGGCCGCCCTCGTCTCCTAATGCTTGGTCGATCATGTGGGCGGAGATCTTCCCAAGCTGTCTCGCCAGCACTTCCCGGTCAAGCTCATGGCTTCCAAAAACAGCGATGTCAGTCCCTATCGCGGTGCTGGTGAAATTCATGATGTACGCGACGATCATATCGGCCTCCAGGTCCTTGCTTATTCCTTCAAACTCTCCGCGGCCATCAATCCGCAATCTGATATTCTTCTCGTTCATCCTTCTCCTCCTTCTTTTAAGTACCTTCTGACCGTTGGTGCGGATATCTTCATGTCTTCCGCGATCTTCTGGACGCTCCAACCAGCATCCGCCAGGGCGCGGATCCTACCGACGTCGATCTTTGGTTTCTTAGGCGATTCCTCGGTCTTCTCCGGTTCCGGTTCGGGCTCCGGCTGTTCTTCCAGGTCCGGCTTCCCGATCCCAAGGTCTTCCGTAAAGACACAGAATGCACCGAGTTTCTGCATCTCAGGCAGATCGTCCAGCCATGTAGTGCCCAGGTCCTGCGGCACCATAATGGAGATCTTCTCCCCGTCCAACATCCGCAGGACGCCCTCCTTTAGCGTCATTGTCTTCATGTTCCAGCCTCCTCTGCAAATTCAAATACCGGAGTTCCATCCACGTGGACCGTACAGATGTCGAACAGACCATAAGCGGCCCAGTCACACCCTTTGCCTTCAACGTGTCTGCCTATGCACTCACAGTACATGGCGTTCGGATCCGCACCGGCGTCTTTAAACTCTTTGCCGGATGCCACATTGCCACATTTCGGGCACTTAAATTTGTAGTCCTCGTAATACTTACCAAAGAGTCTCTCACCTTCTGCGAGCCACTCTTCCTTCGTATAGTTCTTTCCCTCTTTGATCACACAGTTCCTCCTTACCTCAAAGTGTTATCCTCGCGATCAGATCCCGGAAAGCCTCCCTCCGCTTCCGTTCCTGCATTCTCGCGAACTGTTCCTGCGCCCACCAGATTGCTGCCGTCGAGATCATCCATCCAACGATCAGGACCAGGACGGTCTCGATCTTTGTCAGACCGACGTCCGGCAGAAGTAGATAAATCAGTAAACTTCCAAGTATTCCCCTTATCATCTTTGTTCCACATCTTTCTGACGATGTTACGTCAACACATCTTCCATTTTCCCCAGCACCTTCTCCAGCCGCCACACCTCGCTCAGACGGAATGTCTCAGGGTGTTGTAGGCGATAGGTGAACGTACTGAGAGGCAATCCAAGGCGTTTCGCCAGGTCTTTCTTTGTCTTAATCCTGTTCTTCAAGATGCCGACCGCAACCCACGCACGGATGCGGTCTTCTCTCTCGGTATAAGTGTTTACTTTTGGCATAACGGTCACCTCCATGTCTACATTATGTAGACTTTATGGGCAATAAAATATCGTCCTCTGAGAAGCCGGTAACCTGGCAGAAGGCATGGAAGTAAACGGTTTTCATCTCACGCTTCCCGCTCTCCCACTCGATCACAAGCTGCCTGGAAACCCCCATTTTATCGGCCAGTTGCTCTTGTGTCCAGCCAAGTGCTACCCTTGCCGCATTTAGCGGTATCTTCGCCATCATCTCACCTCTTTTCTTGTGCTTGTCTCAAGTTCCTTTGTAACTATAGTCTACTTTTTGTAGACTGTCAATACATAATGTAGACTTTTTTAGTCTCAAGGTTTACAATGTGCATAGAGGGGGAATACGGAGGGAATAGATATGTCAGATCAGGAATATGCAAGAATAGTTTCCAAGAACCTCAGGAGGATCGCCTATGAGGCCGAGAAGACGCAGGCCGACATTTCCAAAGACTTGAAGATCAGCAAGGCAACCATATCCAGCTGGATGAATGGGACGAGAGTCCCACGGATGGATAAAATCGACCTGCTCTGCCATTACTTCAATGTGAAAAGGTCAGACATCATGGAAGAAAAGGAAGAAAAGGAAGATCAGGGAGAAAGCGAGCAATACTATCTTAATGATGACGCGCGAGATCTCGCCCAGTTTCTATTTGACAATCCGGAATATAAGGTACTATTTGACGCATCCAGGAAGGTGAGAAGGGAGGATATCGAATTTGTCCGGAAGATGATGGACAGGATGACGGAGTAAGGTGTCAGTTTTTTCCAACACCTCAAGCGCTATAATCTGAGGTGTCAGGAGGGGTAAGAAATGGATGAGATCATCGTCAGATACGTGGACCTGCCAACCGGCATCCATGGGTTCACGGTCCTGGATCGCGAGGGGGATTATAATATGTACCTTAATGCTAGGGACAGTATGGCCAGGCGATCCGTAACCTACAGGCACGAGCTCAAGCACATCAGCGGGGACGACTTCCGCAGGAAAGGCTCATCAGATCTTATTGAGATCCATGCACACAGGTAAGGAGGTAGCGACATGAGGAGAAAACTAGTAGCGGCGCTGCTTTTAGGCAGCATCATGATGGCAATGCCGGTAAAGGCAGATGAGGCGGAATTACTCGCCAGGATTGAAGCGCTGGAAGCCAGAGTCTCGGCATTAGAAGCTAAGGCAGGCATTGCTCCAGAGGGAACGGCTGCCACGCAGGAACAAGAAACTGTACAGCAGGAAGATGTTGAAACTGGCATGGTAGTAAATAATTGTTCATTGGCTTTCAAAAGAGCAGAGCTTGGGAAAACTTACGACAATAAGGATGCTGTAATTCTGTATTTCGATTTCACTAATGGATCGGGAGAAACAACAAGCGCAGGCTATGAATTCTTCGTAAAGGTTTACCAGAATAATCGCGAGCAAGAAACTGCTACGATAATGGATAATCAGGCGTTTAATGATAGGTTTGTAGAGTTTAGATCCGGAGCTGATACCGTAGAGGTCGCATTTGCATCACTTATCTCTGATAAGAGCGATATTATTGTCAATATTTCCTCTATGAGTGATTGGGATATGGAAGATGTAGAATTCTCTGTATCTCTAGAGTAAACAAAAAACCGCCCACTCTTTGCAGTAGAGTGAGCGGCCATTCAGTATGTAGTGGAGAGGTTCTTTACATGCCCAAGATTATTATACACGATTGTGGGGTGAGATACTATGGCAACTGCTAAGAAATTACCATCCGGATCTTACCGAGTCCTGGCATACCTTGGAAAAGATGCTTCTGGGAAGCCGATAAGAATGTCGTTTACGGCAGACGAAAAAGCAGACGCAGAGTTCCTGGCGTCCGAATACATCAGAAACAATCGGAAGACAACCGACAAGGATCTGACGGTCAAAGAAGCAATCGAAAGGTACATCCAGGCCAAAACTGCCGTTCTGTCCCCGTCAACGATAAGAGCATACAAGTCATATCAGCGGACGCACTATGACGGAATCGGAAGTAAGAAGGTTTTCAGGCTCACAACAGAAGACATGCAGCTTTTCATATCCGGCTTAACTGTTGACGGTGCAAAGCCTAAGACAGTTGCGAACGTATACGGCCTCCTGGCGTCCTCTGTGGCCTTATTTCGGCCCGATATGGTATTCAGGGTAAAGTTGCCCACAAGAAAGAAAAAAGCCCGTCAAAGCCCATCTGACAGCGTTGTGTGTGATCTGTTTAAGAATGCGGATTCGGAATTGCAGAAGTGTATTGCGCTGGCGGCGTTTGCATCCCTGCGCAGGGGTGAGATATGCGCCTTAAAGCACTCTGACCTTAATGGTAGTACATTGTCTATACATGCCGACATGGTTATGAATGAGGCCGGTGAATGGGTGTACAAAGATATCCCTAAGACATCGGAAAGCAACAGGACCGTCACTCTGCCGCCGGAAGTGGTCGCCCTGATTGGGGACGGCCTGGATGACGACTACATCATCAGCATCAGCCCAAGCAGAGTGTCTGACCGCTTTATTAAGTTGTGCAAGCGGATGGGAATTGATGGGGTGCGCTTCCACGACCTCCGTCACTACTACGCTTCAATCGGTGCTGTGCTTCAAATCCCCG